GTACGTTACTGCGTATCCGATGGCTAAGTTTCTTAACAATCCATTACCTTCTAAACCGGAGGGATTCACAGGGAATCCTTTGTTCTCTGGGACGGTAAAGAGACTGCTGAAAGCACGTTTGGTGTCCAAGTGCAATAAGAATGCACGGTTGTTCTTTGGAATACTTCAGGGAGTTAAGAGAGCTGCCGCTCCTGTGACCGAGGACTTCGTTCAGAAGTCCTTAGAAGGTCATCGGGAAGCGCTCAGTTCTCCTCCTCGAGGTATTGCTCCAGATGACGACCACCAATATCGGTATTGGAAGATCTTTGAGAAATTTCAATATCCGAAGAAGAAACTCTTTGAAGCAACAAAAGCGGCATCTTTTCAAACGAAAAGATCCACTGGTGGTGCTCGAGAGTGGATTCGGGAGAGACTCCCAAAAGGTCTTATCTCAATGGTGGAAGTTCGTCCGGGGGTCGTAAAGGAAATCCGGGGAAGAGAGGCTCCCAGCTTTGACGAAGTTGTTCGTCTAGCTTCAGAGGGGTCTCGTAAGGTTATGGTGTCTGCCGTTTTGGAGCCACTGAAAGTCCGACTTATCACTAAGGGCGATTCGTATCGCTATTGGTGTAGTCGTTTCTATCAGAAGGCTCTATGGCGTCATCTCCAAACCTTTCCTCAGTTTGCCCTTACTGGGCGACCTTTAGAACAATTGGACTTGGTGAATCTCTTAGATCGGGAAGCAAAACTCGGTCTGGACTTTCCTGATTGGGTCAGTGGGGACTTTTCATCCGCTACTGACTCCTTGGATATCCGACATACAAAGATGGCCTTTGAGGCTAGTTTGTCATCGGATAAGTCGGGAGGTCTACTTCTTCAGGACGTTCTAAGATCTGTCCTTTACGAACAAGAGGTTCACTATCCTAGTAAGTCTGGACTCGGTCCGATAAGCCAAACAACAGGTCAGTTGATGGGAAGTACTTTGTCTTTCCCAATCCTGTGTGTTGTTAATTTAATGGCTTACTGGAGAGCTCTGGAAACCTTTCTAGGACGGACGGTAGAAGTTTTCGATCTACCGGTGCTTGTTAATGGCGACGATATTTTGTTTCGTGCCAATCAGCAGCTCTATGATGTGTGGCAAAAGGAAATTCATGATGTTGGATTTGAGTTATCCCTTGGAAAGAACTATATTCACTCAACCTATTTAACTGTTAATTCTCAGTTATATTCTTTTAGGTCGGGTGAGTTCAGTCATCTGGGATACCTCAACGCGGGACTCTTAACCGGCCAGAGTAAAATCACTGGCCGCACTGGTGCTCAACTTGCTCCTCTTTGGGATTACTACAATGAAGTAGTACATACCTCTGTTTGTCCGGAAAGGACCCACATGAGGTTTATGCACTATCATCGTAAGACCATTGAGGAACTGACCACTGCGAGGGTGAAAACCGGGAGGAACTTAAGATTGAAAAAATATCTTAAGGGACATGACGGCACCATTAAGCGGGGTGAGGAAGTGAAGACGACTTTTAATGTCTTCCTTCCTTTTGAGCGAGG